TTGCCAAACCGAATATCGTGATTGCCCCATGTAAACAGGAGCTTTACATTGTGTCTCGCTGCTTTAGCGGTTTCTTCAATCTCACCCAACGCACCTTGCGTAGCTTTTAGTTCTTGGATAACAGAAGTTTGTGGTTGGTCAGTAACGTCATGCCGTGATATAGACGCTCCATCAAAAGCATCCCCGTTACATATCACCGCATGAGGTTTGAACTCTTGGATAGCCCATAGAAGCCCTTTAAATGCCGTTGTACGCTGACTTGGGATGAAGTGGGCATCTGAGAACACAATAACTGTTCCGTCTAATATGCCAAGTTCTATTTGTTTGAGTGGACTAAATGACTTGGGTTTGTTTTTATCGTATTTCAAACCACGATGGTCACTTGCGTTAAGGCTCATGTTGTAATGTTTCTCAATCCACCTTCTGCGTTGATGTACTGCCCTATTAGGAATGCCAAGATGTTCAGCTATTCTTTGTGCAGATTGAAGTTGACCCCATAACTGAATAAATTCGGTATCCGTACACGTTTCGTTATGTGAACCCATTGGAATCCCTTGAAAGTAACTTTTCTAGTAGATTGATGACTCTATGCTCTTGCATCTCTACCTCATCTTGAGAGGATTTAGGGTCTTGCGCCACAGTCATTAAATCGTGCAGAAAGACATGAAGTAACTCATGTAAAGCAGTCTGATCCAGAGATTCTGGTGTGATCTTCTCAGCACCAAAGTCGCCTAGTCTATAAGTAGCCAATCGAGCAGAAGCATTAAACTCCACAGAAGCCATCGCAGCCTTTGCGGGTTTGCTTCCCTTCTCTATACGCCAATCACCAAGACTAAGCACTTGCTGCCACTTTTTGACACTTTGTGCGAAGTGTACGGCATCTTGCGGTGAAGGAATGTTAGGCATTTCAACACCTTATACAATATTTATGACAATTTAGTTTAAGCCATATCTAAACCAACGGCTTTTACCTCTGCTACTCGCCTTGCCCAACCTTTGCCAAAAGTGTCCCAAGTTGGCAGATCATGCAAAAAAGATAAGCGTCTATCAGCGTATGCCTTGACCAAAGCCTCAGAGTCCATAGCAGTCACAGCCGCCAAAGTCTTAGGGCCAATACCGCCATCAGGATCAACGCCTACTGTAGCCTGAAGCCACTTAACAGCTCTACTTGGGCCAGAGTTAATGGCAGCGTCAAACACGCAATAGTCAACGCCACTAGGTAGATCATCACCCTTGACCTTATCCCAATACTTAGCTTTGTACATGGGGGCAACAATTTCTGGTGTCAGACCACGCATAGTATTTTCATCGACCTCATGCCCCACATACTCCTCCCAGACTCGCTTAGTTACTCCTAAGTTCGTTATTCCACCTGGGTCTTTCGGATGATTTACGAAGCCTCCCTCGTGGTGCAAAACAGCCTTCAAGCAAGATTCAAAGTTTTCTTTCATTTTTTAGTCCCAAATTTATCCATCATTTTTTCAGCAGTACGGCCTCCAAAATAGAAAGACATTACGACCATACCCCAAGTCCCAAGCAACTCAACATAAGCACCACGAGTCTCTAAATCAAAGATGGAGGCAATGGCAAAGCCAGAATAGGCCACCAAAAGGAATACAAGGGTCATAGGGCGTATATTTTTGGATAGCCAAGAGTCACTAGCCATATCCGCTTCAGCCCGTCTGGTGACGTTCTCTTGCTCAACCTCAAACAGCTTGGTTTCGTTAGCCATCTTAGCCAATTCACCATCTTGAGCCATCTTAGCTAAGTCAAGTTGAGCCTTTGCTTTAGCTTCAGGATCAGGAATAAGTTTGTCAATGAGCTTGCCACCAACAGATAAGAGTGCGTCTAGTCCAATCATTTAGTTTCCTTTTTAGTGTCTTCATTTTGCATGAGTTTGATACCACTCAGGAATCCAATCATGCCTCCGATAAGAGTAGAAAAAGCGGGTGAAATCATCTTGAATATCTCCCCGTTGTCCACTTCCTTTGCCCATAGTCCAAGCATAAAGCTGATTACCATAGCCAATACGGAGATGCACAATGTTGTGCTTACCATGAGAGTTACCCATAGGGTTAGCTTGTCTTTTGCATCCATCGGTGGTTTCTTGGGTTTTCTGGTCATACATAAACATCCAATTTGCGAAATTTAAACATTCCAAGCTCTAACTGGTTAACTCTTGCCTTCTTGTTATACAGTTCTACTTCTAATTCTTCTATTGCTAACTCAACCTTGTGAGCTTTTATTGCTTCTTTGTATTGTTCTTGAACTTTCTCAGCAGCCTTATCGAAAACAACAGCTTCAAAATCAAATCTAGGCTGAACCATCGGAGACCATTTGCTTGGGATTATCATTTCTTCTCCCTTGCAAACGCTATCTTGTATCCTTGAGCAACTAAAGACCGCAAGTTGTGTGAGTCAGAAGTCCCACCCCACTCAGCCATGTTGTTCCAGATTACTAAAAAATCATCACTTTTACATAAATTTTGGTGTCTTGTAAGCCACTCAGCCATCTGCTTATGTCTCTCAGTAGGGTCATGTACACCCCAAGCAATTGAGTAAAACTCACGCACATTACATAGGTCTTTCCCTGTAGATTGAATTGCTAGAGTTAAAACAAGTGCTACTAACCATCTCACGGGTACGCCCAAATTATGATGTAACTACAAAAGACAACAAAGCAAGTAACACAGACTGCCGCAACAAATGCTTCGGCAAAGTCTCTCACTTAGTCGCCTGATAAAAGTTTGTTAGTCCCACGAATTTCCATCTTAAATGGAGGCTGTGGGTTTGTTAGCAAGCCTTCACGGAAAGCGGCACGAGTCTTTGGCCCTTGTACTTTCCCACTTAAATCAGGTCTTGCCACCCGTAATGAATTTTCCATTTGTTCGGCAAGGTCTAACATTCGTTCTCTGTTAGCAATAGCTTGTTGTTGTGCATCTCTAGTTTTTGCACGAGCCGCAATTTGTTCAAAAGCAACAGCCTTGTCACGGGCTTTTGTAATTGCATCTTGCACCCACTCTCGATCTTGAATTCGTGTTGCAATAGTTTTATCAGACAATGTTTTCATGCCTGGCAATATTTCAGCCAAATCAACACGGGTTCTGTCAAATGCAACCTTTTCAGCGGCAGTGAAATCAAATGTGCGACCTGAAGCGGCTTTATTTGTTGCAGATTGTAAAGATGTGCCAAAATCTTGGAATGTAGATGGCGTAGCACCACGAACACCCGTAGAAATTTCAGGAGCACCTGTTAATGGGTTTATTTGCAATTCAACTGCACCACGAGTTGTTTGACGAGAAGCCGCCTCTGCTGCCGCTTGTTGTGCTTCTGCTTGTTGACCAAGTGTGCGAGACATTCCTGCTCTACGAGTATCTTCTGTTCGCAAGCCAGAAAGAGTGCCCTGTGCGCTTGGTGAAGGAAGTTGAGGGGGAGTAGGAGCAAAGCCAGGTGTCGTTACTCTTGGGCCATATTCATTAGGTTGAATAACAAAGTTTGGCTGATATGGGCCTTGTCCTTGACCTAAAACCTCTACAGGAGCTTGATAAGGGACAATTGCTTGACTCTGAGGAATAGGCTGTGCCGCTGTTGCTATCTGATTAACAGGAATACGGGTATCACGCAAACTTAGACTTGCTTGATATTTTGGAGAGGACATAATATTAGACGCAAGCATACCCGCACCTTCACCAGCAAGTACGCCCGCAGCAGTACCAAGCACAGAACCAGTTACACCGCCTAGTTGATAGCCAAGAGTAGCACCAGCCGTACCACCAATGCCAGATCGAGTAATTCGAGGAGCACTCAACATAGATTCTGTTGCTTTTGTAGTAAACGCTTCAGGGAAATTACCAGCAATCTTGCCAAGTGCGGCAATATCTCCCGTCATCGCATTATCTTTTGAGGTAATACGGCTAAGTTTATTGACATCAATCATGCCTGTATTGAAGTCAGTAGCGGCTTCATAGGCATAAGTCTTAGCCATCTTTTGACGGGCTTGTCTAAAATCAGATAACAATTTAGGATTGAAAATGTTAGATTCAATCATTGTTTCTAAAGAGTTAGCAATCGCCAATCGTGTGTCAGCAAGATCAAGAGCCTGTAAATCGGCACTTTTATTGTTATATGTTTTCTTTGCTTCTTGACGGAGTGTTTGAACATTCTTTAGTATTTGAGCACCATCTAACCCAGCGCTTGTTTTGCTTATTGCATCATCAATGATTGCGTTTATTGATTTTGCTTTTTGATTAGCACCAATTACCGCCTGATCTGGCCTTAAATCATTAAGAGAAGAAATTAAATTATCATCAGCCACCATTGTTGGTAGTTTTTTTACTTGACTGTAAGGCTCAGCAACACGCATTCTTGCTTCATTAAATGGTGTTTTGCTATCAAGTTGTGTAGTTTCTGGCAAACCTAACTCATTAAGAGCAACTTTGCGTATTTGATTCTTGTTTGCATTAGCAATAGCATCAGTACCACGTTGACCCGCAATAGCAGATAAAGTTTTAGGAACTAATGTTGGTTGTATTTGCTCTGGGCTTAAAGCAATGCCAAGTCGTTGAGCTTCCCTAGCGGCATCAATTTGAGGGCCACGAGCATAGTCCTCTAAAGACATTCTTTCACGCCTAGCTTGCATCATTGGCTCAAAAGGCATCTTTGCACCAATAACAGCCTTCTCCAATGCGGGTGCGGCTAATTCTTGTATTGTTCGAGCAGCAGGCTTGGCAATAGCGGGGGCGGCAAGACTTAATGAAGCCATGTAACTTTCAACGTCTGAAGTAGGAAGACCAGTTTTATCAGCAATCCATTTAGCACCTTTTTGGAAGTTTTCACCAATGAAGTCCATGATCTGACGACCAGCCTCTTGTTGATATTCTGGTGTTTCAGTAACGCCCGCCATCTTTCCAAATGGTTTATCAATGGCAGATACCAATCTTTGTGTGGCGGCTTGTGCTTCTTCTGGTGAGCGTCCCAAACGTGCCAAAGGATAGCCAACCATTTGTGTAGCAGCAGGTAATACTCCACCAACAGTAACGTCAGCAAGAGAGGCAGTAGATCGACCAAGAGAAACCGCAGATTGAAGCAATTGACCTAAAGTTGTTTTTTCTCCTTTAGGTAAAGTTAGTGGTTGTTGTGTGACAAAAGTAGCAAAAGGATTCTCTTGTTCTGGTTCAGTAACAAACTCAGCAAATGGATTAGTAGCCATTTATTTTGCTCCTTTTACTCGTTTTGCAGAACCTGCTCCAAACTGTGCATCAAACTGAGCCTCAGTGCCAACACCACGATTTAAAGCATCAATTGCGGCTTGAGGAATATTTGTAGTAGTTTGCATTTGACTTGGAATTTGTGATGCCGCAGATTCTTTAACTCTATAGGCTTTAAGTTCAGGTCTATCAAACAAAGATTTAGCACCTTCACCACTAAACCATGCATCTTCTGCACCATCATAGGTTGAATTTGTTTTCCACCATTTATCGTAAAAATTACGTTGGTCAATATCTCTCTTCAGTTGAGCTTTTGCAACACTAATCAAGAATCGATTTGCTTCTTTAGTATTACCAAATTGTGCGCCAGTAGTAGTAATCCGTTGAGCATCAGATTCTGTCTGTGGGCCTTTTTGTTCTAACTGACGTTGTAAAACAGCGGAATTTGCATTAGCCAAAAATGTTTGAGCATTTGTAGCAAGTCGTTCAGCTTCTGGAACACCTAAAGCCGCCAATACTTTTGCACCTGCAGCAACAACTTCAGTGCCAAATCCAGTATCAAAACCTTTATCTAATATTGATAAATTTGACTCTAAAGATGGCAATGTTCTAACGGCAATTCGAGCTTGGTCTGAAATACCTTCATATTGTTTAACCAACATTTTCCCACGAGCACCTTTTTCTTCTTTTTCTTGCTCTGGTAATTTAACACCAACTTGTGTAGTTGATGTAACCCTATTAACTTGACCAACATAAGGTTTGCGATATTGCTTACCATCAGCACCAATTTCGTATGTAAATTGTTGGTCAGAATTAACATCCAAAAATACAGCTTTTTTAGTTCCTTCTGCAACACCAACAGTTTTAACATTGGGAGTAATTTGTTTTTCAACTTTTGAAGTTAAACGCTCAAGTTGGGTCAATTGAGTAGTCAACAAGTTCATTGCACGATCACGCTCTGGAGAAGCAGGTTGATCTTTAAGTTGGTCAAGAGCATCTGTTAATGATGCCATTTGTGTAGCAATCTGAATATCGTTGGGAGTTGCTTGTTGACGCTCACGAGTCGCCTGTGCCGTAGAAGCCAATGCAGCCGCTTGTCTTTGTTTAATTTGAGCAATCTCGCCTTCTGCTTGACGAGCATATTGAGCCAAAGCCATAGCACCTTGTTGGTCGCCCGCTTGAGCCAACATCTGAGCACCTTTTAGGATCGATTCAGGATTGGTTTGGTCAATCTGTTGAGCAATAGCATTTCTAGTGCTTATCATCTTCAGTTGTGGGTCTTCTATGCCCATAGCACCCGCAATGCCTCGACCAATTTGACCAATACCAGCAGGTAGCTGCGCACGAGCAGCCGCACCTGGGTCTAGTTGTGCTAACTCATATCCTCTTTTTAAGTCTTGTTGGTACTGTTGACTCTGATACATATCAGGAGTCATGTCAAAAAGTCCTGCAACGATACTGTCTGCCATGATAATTCCTTAGAAGTAAAGCGAACCGAAGTATTCGCCTGTAGATGGGTCTATACCAGTTCCATATTGACCATAACTAAAGCCGCTTGTTGCAGGCGTATTGCCAAATAATCCACCAGCTATTTTATTAAGTGTTTGACCAAACATGGCATTTGGATTTCCCGCTGCCATTAGTGCTTGGGCATAAGGATTAGCAGTAGCGTTAGCACTTGTCGCTAGATTAGTGCTTAATTGAGCACCTGTTAAGCCTATATTTGCAATATTTTTACCTGCTGCAGCTGATTGTTGGCCTAAAGCTGACGCCATACTTAAAGGCTGTTGTCCAAGAATTTCCAAACTCTGTGCTTGCCCCATTGCAGTGGTATATGGTGCATAAGCCGCTTGTTGACCCGCATAGTATTGACCCATAGTCTGTGCGCCAGTTCCAAGCAATCCCGCGCCAAAGGCAACTTGTTGTTGACCAGCTTGTTGAGCATTAGCCGCTAATTGAGCCTCTTGTTGAGCACGAGCGTTAAACAAAGCCTGTAACTCAGGAGTTGTGTCTCCTAAAGTACCGCCTTGAGCAACCGCTAAACCACCACGGCCTTGTTGCTGTAGTTTGTTTTGCAGATTAGCAAGTTCCAATTCTCTGCCTGGTTGCAACAAAGCCATCTGCTGATTGAGATAGTTCTGAGCAACTGCTTCAGGAGATTGAGCCAAGTATTTATTACCCAAACCAAACAAACTTTGTGCGCCTGTTTGTAATGGAGCAAATTGAGCTTGTGCACCTTCTGCTTGTGTTAGGCCTTGGTTTGACAAAGCAACAAATCTGTCTTGTTGGGCTTTAGCTTCAGGACTTAATGTGTAGCCTGCGCTTGTCAATTGACCTGTTACTGGATCGACTTGGAACTGTGATGTACCAAAACGAGTGGTCATGCCAATAGGCTTAAACTGAGCAGCTGTTTTACCAGCAGCAGTCTCAGCCTCAATCATTGCTCTTGCTTTGTCAGCAGCTTCCTTAGAGGTTTGTTGCTGAAGTAGGCTACCAGCAGTGGTTAAACCACCAGAAAACAAGTTACTTAAATTACTAGTATTTGAGCCAGAAAACAAACCAGTAATCTGAGCCGCTGTCAAACCTGCTTTTGTCAAGTCAGCAACTTGTGCAACAGTAAGACCTGTAGCGGCAGCAGTAGCGGCATTGGCGGCATTAGCAGCCGCAGTCGCAGTACTGGACAAAAGACCCGTAGACGCTGTATCCGCAGTTATGTCTGCCGCTGCAAAACCTGCCGCCGCCAATTCTGCCGATGAAAATCCTAAAGCAGCCGCTTCAGACGCAGTTAAACCAAGACCTGCAGCCTCTGCCGCTGTAAGCCCTACTGCTTTAACTGCCGTATTAAGGCCAGATAAAGCCGCACCACCAAAAATAGCACCAGCAGTCAAAGCAAATTTTACAAAGTCTTTGCTTGCATCAACCTTCATTTGCGTACCAGTACGCTCTAAAGTACCATCTGCTTTATATTGCGTATAACCGCCACCAACTTTGTTATCACTTGCTCTGTATGTATAAACATTTTCAAGAGCACCAGTTTGTGCATCTTGACCAGAGCCAACTACTTGGTATTTTGGCTGAATAATAGTGTCGGCAATTTGAATAGTTTGACCATCAGGAACAGTTGCCGCAATACGAGAAATTATTTGGCCTTCTGATAATCCAAATGATTGTGCAATATCTTTTGGGCTTACGTTGAATTGCTTCATTGCAGAAACAATCCCACGATCAGTTATAGCTGGATTTGCAGCAAGAGCATCAATAACTTTTTGTACATTTGCTGGCGTAGAAACAGTAGCAGTTTGCGTCTGATTTGTACCCGCAGTATTTGCCGTAGTTGTACCGCCCGCAGTAGTTGCTTGCATCAAACCTGTAGGAACTACAGCACCAAAATCTGGAGTGTAGCCAGGAGACTTATCTTTTAAAGTAGCAGTGTAAATCTGACTTGCACGTTGTGGTGTGATTCCTGTATATTTTGCTACTGTTTCTGGGCTAATGCCTTCTGCTTGAAGTCTTAAAACAATGTCTGCTGATTTTGTTGAAGGATTTGTAAACGCATCACGCACTTGGCTTGAAGTTGCCAATGCATATTGTTTAGCGAATTTTTTTGCTAGGTTTGGATCAATACGTTGTTGTTCAGCATAACCAATGATCTCGCCTTCTGACGCTTGATATTTTTTTGCAAAATCTTCTAATGCGTTAATACTTTTCGTATTGCTTTGCATTTGTTCAATAGAAGTAGTTGGCATTCCACTATTGGATTTTGTTATATCTAGTCGTGCAGCCTCCTGTATTGCAAGAAGTTCATCTAGCCTTTTTCTATCATTTGCTTTAAATGCCTTGTCAAACTCTGCTTTCCAAGCTGGGTCTACCAGAGATGGTGCGTATGCATTTACCTGTCCCGTCAAATTCTCAAATATTGAGCCAATATTTAATCCACTCATGCCATATTGATTACCAATCAAATTAGCAAGTCCTGGATTCGTAGCCAAGCCCCCAATACTTTGCACCAATTGAGCAACTTGCTCAGGTGTAGCGTTTGGATTGAGTTTGAACCAATCGCTAACTTGTTGTTGTGTAATTGCCATTTTATTTCCTTAGCAAACTGCAGGGGCTACGCAAACTACTTTAGGACTAACCACTAAAGGCGTTGTTGTTGTCACCACAGTTGGATTTACAGTGACTACTTTTTCTGTTGTAACAACAGTAGGTGTTGCAGTGTTGTTTGTAGTCGTTGTGGTAGTAGGTGCTTGAATCTTGCTTGCAATGCTTACAAAAGCGTCGTTGGTTGACTTTGATGTTGATGCTGAATTGTCAGACTGACGCATACCAAGATTAGCGTTAGCACGAATGCCATAAAGCTGAGTCGTCATTGGCACAAACAATGTCGCCCACTTAAAGATTGTGTCGCCTATATCTGCGGGTGCAGAAATGCCTTGGTTTGCTTGGCTATTTAGTTGGTTCAACGTCATTACAGCTGCTACCTTAGCTGTAGCATCACCAGAGGATGCAATAGCACCCAAGGCTTTATAACGCTCTGATTCAGCCTGAGACTTAGCTTGCTGAATCTTGACTTGTGATTCTGCATACATTTTGTAGTCAGTAGTTGCACAGCCTGTTAAGGCTACTACTAGGATAAGGCCAAGTTTTTTCATAACAATCCTTTAATTAAGTTCGGGTGCAGACTCTTTAGGCACTTGAGCATCTGCTTGCTCTTTGACTTTGACGATAAGAGGCCAAACACCTGATTTAGCAGGCATCTCACCAAGCACAGTCAAGATGAATTGCACTTCGTTTACTTCAAGATTCAAATTCATGCTTGACCCCAAGGTGTGCCAGTAGCCGTTACAGGGTTCTTTTGTAATTCAATCTGAGCCGTCAGAGCCGCTTCAGTTGCAGTCTTATCAACGCCATCAGCCCATACCCAACCAAGCACAATATCTTGTGTAAGGTCTGCATAAGGAATATTGACTGTGCCATCAGCCCATGAGCAAGTGGAATAGATAGAGGCTGTGTAGTCTCCATCTACTGCTGTGGCTTTCCAGTGGGCAGTCGTTACAAAGCCGTTAGAGACTTCTCTTTCTAGGGTTGAAATTGTCCAAGTGATAGTCATAATTTTTCCTTTTAAAGATTATGGGTGTGATGCTTTGTAGGCATCAAATTCTGTTTTGAGTTCTTGGATTGCTTTAACCAAAGTGGGAATCAATGTTTCATGGTTGATATTCTTGTATTCAATACCATCCCCACCAGCTTTTGATGTGCCAACACACTCAGGAAATACAGTTTCAAATTCTTGAGCAATAAATCCAGCTACATCTTTTTTATCTTGACCTTTGCCTTCTTTCCAATCAAAGCGCCTTGGTTTTAATGCCATGATTTCATCAAGACCAGTATCAATATCACGCACATTTTCTTTAAGGCGTTGGTCAGAAATGGCGGTAATTACAGTTGATGTGGCAAAAACAGTGCCCGCCATGCCAACATAAAAACGATATGCACTTGCGCCTGTGGAATACACTTGCATTGTGGTGTTTGTATTTGTTGTGCCTGAAAGTGTACTTGTGACGCACGCAGGTTGTGCACCACCAGAACCAATCACAGAAAAACCAACTGTTGTATCCGCAGTAGTTGTTTTCCCCACCACTAGATTGCCTGAGGAGTCGAGCAAAGCCGCCAAAACTGGAGATGTACCAGTGTAAAAACCAATCTTTGATGCAATCAATTCAGTTGCAACAAATGCCGCACCACTTCGGTTGTAAGACTGAATGTAAGTGCCGCCTTGACTACCGCCTGATGGTGAAACTTCAACTCCTGCCGCACCACCATTACTCACAACAAATTTCTGTGCAGGCGAAGTTGTACCAATACCTAGATTGCCCGAGGAGTCAATACGCATAGCCTCCGCACCACCTTCAGAGAAAGCAATGGTGTCAGCCGCAGGGAAAAAGATACCTGTGTTGGTGTCGCCTGTTGTAGTGATAGCTGGTGCTGCTGCTGAACCTGCTTGCACTGTTGTAACACCTGTAGCGGATAGCGTAGTAAAAGCACCTGTAGAGGCAGTAGTAGCACCAACAGTTCCATTTATATTGATAGAGGCTGTACCTGTAAGGTTAGTTACAGTGCCACTTGATGGAGTACCAAGAACACCACCATTTACCAAAGGTGCGCCAGCAGAGCCTACATTGATTGCTAGAGCCGTTGCAACACCTGTTCCTAGACCTGACACACCTGTAGAGATTGGAAGCCCTGTAGCGTTGGTTAAAGTTGCGCTAGTTGGTGTTCCAAGGATAGGAGTTACTAGGGTAGGAGAGGTAGCAAATACTGCCGAACCTGTTCCTGTTTCGTCTGTCAAAGCACCTAAAAGGTTGGCAGAAGTAAACGAACCCAAAGAAGTTGCATTGCCAACAGAAGTAACTGCACCTGTTAAGTTTGCGTTTGTTGTAACATTACCAGCAGTCAGGCCAGATGCAGTGCCTGTGATGTTTGTGCCTACCAAGGCAGATGGAGTGCCGAGGGCGGGAGTAACTAGAGTAGGGCTAGTGGCAAACACCAAAGAACCCGTACCAGTTTCATCTGTTACAGCAGAGATTAGATTTGCACTTGAAGGAGTCGCTAGGAAAGTCGCAACACCTGTCCCAAGACCCGAAACGCCTGTGCTGATAGGCAAGCCAGTAGCATTGGTCAAAACACCACTAGCGGGAGTTCCAAGAGCAGGAGTCACCAATGTTGGGCTATTGGCAAACACCAAAGCACCCGATCCTGTTTCATCTGTAACCGCAGAAGCTAAATTAGCAGATGATGGAGTACCCAAGAAAGTAGCCACACCAGTACCTAAACCACTCACGCCCGTAGAGATTGGCAATCCTGTAAGGTTGGTAGCTACACCAGAAGCAGGTGTTCCCAATGCGGGAGTAACCAATGTTGGCGAATTTGACAACACTACATTACCTGTACCTGTTGAGCTAGTTACACCTGTACCACCATTGGCAACGGGCAAAGTGCCAGTAATGTCAGCAGTAGAAAGAGTTACTGCATCCCAAGTAGCATTTGTGCCATCAGTCTGAAGATACTTGTTTGCGTTACCAGTTTGAGTAGGCAATAGATTATTTAGACCACCAGCCGCAGTAGATGCACCAGTACCTCCATCAGCAACCGCTAAGTCTGTAATGCCTGTAATCGTACCACCTGTAATCGCAGCAGACGCATTGTCTGTCTTAGTCGCAATGGCAGTTGCAATGTTGTTGTACTCAGTATCAATCTCTGTACCTCGCACGACCTTGAGTGGATCACCAGGCGTTAAGTTATCCTTGGTTGCAAAGTTAGTACTTTTTGTGTAGTTACTCAAAGTTATTCTCCTTGTGTGAGTTTCATACTCACGAAATCTTGCCGTTCTTAGATTGAATTTCAATCTTCTGAATTGACAGTTGAGTGCCGTTGATGGTGGTTTCGTAACCTGTTTGAACAATTTTACCCGCACCAGATGCACTTACATCAAGCGTCTTAATTAAGAGTCCACCTGAATATTGCGCTGTTCCATATTCAGCTAAACCATACTCATAGTTTGCTTGTTCAGGGATAAAGGCATTTCCTGACAAATAGTTGGCAGCAAAGTCAAAGCCCCACTTGATCGTCACGAACTGGTTAGAACCACCAATAATGATTGTCTTGATTCGCTTCAGAATAGAAATCTGATTCTGATTACCAAGGTCTGCATGGTTTGTAAAGTAGCTTAATCGGTAAGTAGAAGTGTTATCTAAGAAACTTCCATACTTGCCAATATAGCCACTTTTACCGATATACAAGTCGCCATTCCTGAGTGAATGCAGAGCCGTAGGTGTAATTGAGTCCCATTTGGTTACTCTGTATGCCCCATCTTGCAATTGCATCTTTGTATCAAAGCAAAAGACTTGTGCTGTTACAGGCAGAGTCAATAGATAAAAGGCATTCTTTTCTGAGTAAACAGACTTTAGGTTAGCCAAAGTCTCTACCGCTAAAGAACCTATTAAATCAGAACGAACATTCTTGGACAAGTCTCTTAGTGGTGCAGACTTCTCTTGGATAGTCCTCATCAGTGAGCGAACACCTGAATCTGACAAGAAGATCACATCAGTGCCGATTGACTGAATCGTATCCCTAGCAATACATCCTATTGCTCCAACTGTGTCTGACAAGGCAAGAGATGCTGGCGTAGAGGCATTTGAATAAACAAGAATCTGCCTCTTACCAAAGATAAATAAGAAATCATTGTGAGCAGACAAACCCATGATTTCATCAGCACCATTAGGCCAGACCCTAGAAACATCTAAAGATCCTGAAGTACCACCACCCCATACATGACCCGCAATCAGGTCTGAGAAGCTGATAGTGACCTTATCTGTGGATGTATTAGCCACCCACAAGCGACCAAATGCTGAGATAGCAATATTAGCTTGTGGAACTGTAGCTACATAGCCTGTTTTCTCAGAAACTCTGCGATAAGTAGTTGTACTTACTGCTGGATCAAAGATGAGTGGATCGTGACCAGTTTGAAAGAAATAAGTTATTCCATTCAAAGAAGCACATTGCCAATTAGATGCTGTAATAGTAGGGGCAGAACCACCCCCACCATAGGTCAACTCAGTCACTGCGTTGGAAGTTCCAAGTTTGAATAGTTTATTATTTCCCGCAAACAGAACTGTCAAAGTACCATCGGTCTGGACTAACTCATGGATAACACCCACATTGTTAGCACCTAAATTTCCAGATGAAGAGTTAACAAGCGTATAACCTTTGCGAGAGCCAATACGACCATATTGATCAATCACACAATTATTAGCAACCAAAGCAAAGCCAGATGCCAAATCCAATGGCGAATCTTGCGAGTTCAGGCCATAAAAGCCTGGTGCGCTAATGCTTTGACTTTGTAGAGGCGCAGACATTACACAGGCTCAAAGTTGTTTTCTATATAGCGAGTGCCTTCGAGTGCAATGGCATCTGAGAGCATTCCACGAAATAGGGCATAGGCTTCGGAAGAGGCAGTTCCTCCATCCTCACCACGCTCAATCAAAGCCCTTGCATAAGCACTTTGAGTAACTAAATAATCTAAGACTTTGACAGATGTTGAGTCTGATGTAAGGTTTGCTTGTGGTACAGCCAAGTCAAATTTTATTGTATATACATCATTAGGAATTGGAAATAACTCTACTTTTGTATCTCCACTACCATCAACACCATCAAAAGTAAACTCAGAAGGTATGCCCGTTGATGGAGTGCCAAAGTTCAGTTTGCGGTTCATGTCCACATAACTGATATTTCTTAAGCCAATAAAACTTGTTGAATTGATAGCATCATTAACTTGGAACTTCTGACCCGCACCCGTCATTGAATAAGCGTGTGTATTGGCAACAGTTGTGATGGTCACTGTAGTGCTGAGAACATTCCAATTAAAGGAATCTTCAATCTGACGCTTGGCATCATTGACAAACTTGCCAATCAAAGAAGAATAGGTTGTTTCGCCAACAGTAGAGACTGTGCTTTCACGCAAGCGAACCAACACATCATTAACAAGTTCTAAGTAAGTCATGTTCGTTGCGCTCCTGAAACTTCAAATGTTGCAAGTACAGACATTGTTGAGCCAGCCTCAGAAGTAGTGGTTAAATAATCACCTTCTTCCATCACAAAATATTGTGTGTCTGAAATAAGCGTTAATGTTGTTCTTGCTGATAAAACTTGTTCGCTAACAATTAAAATTGATGTAGCAGCACTTGCGTCATACCAACTGAAGGAAATATGTTTGCTAGGAGAAGTATTGCAAACGTGCAAGAGTGAACATTTAGCGTAATAGCCAGTAGGCACTGTATACAGCGTAGTAGCCGTATTAGCAGTTAGATTCTTACCGACAGATACTGGTCTCACTTCATATTCCTCTTAGAGATCGCTTTAGCCTTAGCTTTAGCGTCTTCCTTGGACGTTGCGCCCCAAGCTCTAAGAGAAAGTAAAAGTCGGGTAGGCTTTCCATCTTTCATCTCAGCGCCAGGCATATTGCCCATTCGTGCTAAAAAGGATGCCCTACGAGGGTTATCTCCCGACTTGACGGGTGGTTTTAAATTGCCACCAGTTTCTGCATTATACGATGCTCTTCCTTTGGCATTCAAGCCCCCCTTGGGGTTTTTTCCTTCTTTTGTTTGCCAAACAGGAGATTTCATTTCTTCTTTGCGGTCTTAGCCGCAGCCTTAAATGCCGCCTCAGTAGGAGCACCTTTAGAACCAACCTTACGCATTTTTTCCTTAGAACCCGCTTTGATGCGTTCTTGCTTGGCATTGATGTTAGCGTAAAGACCTTGTTTCATTTCTTCTTCCTTTTGGACTCGGAAATAGCAATAGCAATCGCTTGTTTAGGATTCTTCACCACAGGGCCTTTTTTGCCAGAGTGGAGAGTTCCTTCCTTAAACTCACGCATTACCTTCCTAATCTTGGTGGCGGGTTTCATTTGCCACGACCTGCTTTTTTCATCATATTGGTAGCAGTACGACCACCACGGGTAGGCATAGCTTTAGGCTTACCAATAGCAATCATTACAGTGACAGGCATAGACTTCTTCTTGCCATACTCTTTGGCTTCTTTCTCGCCTTTTTCTGTGTATGGGAATTTCTTGTTTCCAACTTGTGGCATATAAATCCTTATCGAACTAGCTTGGTTGCAACAAAAGAAATGAAACCGCCAATAACAGAGGCGATAGCCATTCCAACGAAAAAACCGCCTTTAGATTTGTTAGCCATTTCTAAAAGCGTTTTAATATCTTGGCGAAGTGCTTGAACTTCTACCTGTAAAGCCTCAACTTGGGCTTCAAGTTTACCAAATTCTCTTGGATCAATTTCCGACATTTGAAACCTCTTTTTTTGGTCTGCCCAACTTGGGTTTGTCTTCAACTTTCTTTGGAGTTTCCTCAACAAGGACGTATCCTTCGTGACCTTTCATGCTATCAATATCATGCTGATAGGTGAAAGTTATTAGAGTACCAGACTGTAAACAACGAAAAGTAGCCATAAAAAACTCCAAAAAAAGGGGGGTATTAGCCCCCTTTTATCATACCAAACGAACCACTACGCACCGAACTGTAGTGCTTGCTAAGTCCAAAGTACCGCCCGATTCGTTTTGGAAACGAATAGAGACAACATCTGCTGCTGAGACATAAGGTGTAACGCTAATGCCAGAGACATCCACGCCCATACTGATGTTCATCACAATGTCGCCTAGCTTCACGCCAGGTACTGCAATGGTATTTGTTTCACCCACGCCATCAGCTAAAGATGAAGCGTTAAGTGTTGCTGTTACAGACCAAGTATCCGAAAAAAGACCTCGGAATTGGTCAGTTCCCCTACGGGAAACTACTGCTGTTGCTGCTGCCATAATAAATCTCCTTGATGTAAAAAATCCCCCCACCGATTAAGGCGAGGGGAAAAGGCAACTATTAGGCTGGAACTGCTAACGCA